CTTTAATATTAACTAAAAAAAACAAAGAAAATGTCACAAGAACAAGAAAAATTCGAGTTGATGAAATTGGATCCAAACCAAGTTGTTGAATTGGATCAATGGGAAAGTAAATTGAAAACGTTGGTTGAAGAAAATCCATTCATCGAAATCACCGACAAAAAATCATTTGATGAAGCGAAAAAAAGACGAACCGCGTTGAAGTCAGGTCGAACGGAAGTTCAAAAACAAGATGGATTGATCGCGACTTTTTTGAACAACTTCCGCAAGGCAACCAAAGGAAATTCCGAAAAATTGATTTCTATTGTTGAACCACACGAACAAAAGCAACAAGACGAAATCGATCGTTATCAAAAGATTTTGGATGATCAAAAAGCCGAACAAGATCGAATCGAAGAAGAACGCGTGAATGGGATCAAATCCGTGATCAATGAAACCGAAAAACAATTGCAATCAATTGTCGATCACGTTATCTTCCAAAACATTGAAGTCGCGAAAAAAGATTTCGACGAATATCCAAAAAAAGTTGTTGAAGGTTTCGACTTTCAAGAATTTGACTTCTTATTCGATGAAATGGTTGAAAGAATGAAAACAACGTTCGACAATCGCGTCAAAGAAGTCCAAGAAGAAGAACAAAAGCGATTGGAAGATTTGAAAAATTACGCCGAATCGAAATTGAACAAAATGTGTTTGGACGCACAAAATGCAATCGAACAATTCCAACCAAAAAATGAAGATGACAACTTGATCGAAACAATCGATGAAATCTTTGATCCATTGTCTTTTGATTTTGGTGAAATGTCAGATGAACACGCAAAACAAAAATCGATATACATTCAAAAAGCATTGACAAGAATTGATCAATTGAATGAAATGGTGATCGCCGAACAAAGACAAAGGATCTTTGATGTTCGTGAAGGACTTTTGGACATTATCTTCCAAATGGATGTGGAAAATTTCACCGAAAAAACAAACTATGTGAAAGAAGCATTGGAACAAGATTGTTTGCCGGAAGTTCAACAAGAATTTGACAAGATGAAATCAATGGTTGAAAAATCATTGTCGCAAAAACTTGAAATTTTATCCAAGGAAATCGAAGCGAAAAAAGAAGCGGAAGCCAAAGAAGAAGAACGAATGGCGAAAGTGATGGACGAAAGAATCAAGATCATTGAAGGATTGGGAATGGTTGCGAATGAAGATGAAACCATTTGGACGGGATTTGGTTTGGAATTGTTTGTTGATAAAATTTACAATGAAGATTCAATCGATTCAATTGTCCAAGAAATAAACGATTACAAGTCAGAATCGGAAGCCGAACAAAAACGTCAAGAATTGATCCGTCAAGACAAAATCACAATGGTTGACGCGTTTGTTCAAATAAAAAATAAACTTTTTGAAACAACGGATCAAGACTTTGAAAACCAATCAACGTTTGTTTATTTTTCCCAATTAAGAAAACAAATGATCGAATTGTGTGATTCAAATATTGTTGAAATTAATAAATTCTAAAAATGGCAAAAGACAAATTCACGCGTGAATGGATCACGCAAAATTCGATCGAAATCATTTCAAGATATGAACCCGGAATGTTGACATTGCGTGGACTTCATTATCAATTGGTTTCAATAGGTATGACAAACACAATGCAACATTATAAACGCGTCGTTTCCGCGATGATCAAGGCGCGTTGGGATGGTGATGTTGACTTTGAAGCGTTCAGCGATCACGATCGCGAAATGATAGGTAAAACGGAATATTCAACAACCGATCTTGATTTTGAAATTGACTTTGGAAAAAGACAAGTCCAAGCGTGGATGAACAACTATTCAAAGAACCGTTGGGAAAATCAACCGGTTTATGTTGAAGTTTTCATCGAAAAAAAGGCGTTGCAAGGTGTTTTCGGGAAACCGTGCAAGGAAAACGATGTTGCGTTGGGCGCGTGCAAGGGTTATCCGTCATTGACTTTCCTTCACGATACATCCAAAAGATTTCAAGAAGCGATCGACAATGGCAAACGCCCGGTGATTTTGTATTTTGGTGATTACGATCCAAGCGGTGAAGATATTCCAAGAAGCATCAAAGAAAATTTATTCGATTTTGGTGTTGATGTTGAAATCCGACGAATTGCATTGATGGAAAATCAAGTCTTGGAATGGATTTTGCCACCGGCACCGGTCAAGGTTGGCGATTCAAGAACGGCAAAATGGGACGGACTTGGACAAGTCGAATTGGACGCCGTGGCACCGGAAAAATTGATTGAATTGTGTCAATCCGCGATTGATGATTGTTTTGATGAAGATTTATTCGCGGAATTGATGGAAGAAGAAAAAACGGAACGATTGAAATATCGTTTGGAATTAAAAGATTTTGTGAACAACTTAAAAATTGAATAAAAATGGCAGTTACCGACACACACACAAAGTTGATGACTTATCAAGAAGTCAGATCAAAAACCGGCGTTGACTTAACGGAAGAACAATTGGTGATCATTGAAAACGTTTATATTTTGAACCGTAAAAACGCAATTTTCCAAGTTGGAATGTTTCGTTTTATCAATGTTTTTTTTGCCACGATCTTCATCATTGTTTTTTGGTTATTGAAAGGAACCGAATTTTCCGAATGGATGTTCGTTGGAATGATGATCGTTTTTTGGGTTTACAATTTGATCCATTGTTGGAACAATGTTGTTGACTACAAACGAACAAAGTTGGACACCTTCAAACTATTCACCGTTGGAAAACCTTGATTGGATTGAATCAACCGAATTTCCGGAAGTTTTAAACCCGGCAAACAACGGACTTTCGGTTGATGTTCTTGTTTATTGCAAGAAAACAGATGAACACACGATCGGTTGGTTTAACTTCAACACGATGACGTGGAATTTTCTTTGCCGGGAAAGTGTTGGAAAATTCAAATGGCGATATTTTCAAAACGACATTGACAAATGGAAATAAACGAAACGCAACGGATGCAAAACGTGATCGATGAAATCATAAGATTGGCGGAAAATCGTGGTTGGACATTCATTTCAAGAAACGATCCGTCAAATCTTGTTTCATTCCAAAAAGAATTCGACTATTCATCAAAACCCGTTCGTCTTGATGTTTATTGGAAAAAGGAATCATCGAAACGATTTTTAAATTTGACCATTGCCACGGCGATGGCACATCCGAAAAAAGGTAAAACACAATTGTTCCGGAAAGGTGTGAATAATTCCGGATTTTTGAAATTATTAAATGATCCACGCCAACACACCGGGCGCGGTTATTATCGTAAAAATGGAAAATAAATTTGAAAATAAAGATCGTCGCCGTTACTATGGTTTAAGAATTGGCGACACCGTTTCCGCAAAAGGCGTTGACGGGAAAGAATTAAAAAAAGGTGATGTGATCGATTGGGGTTTTATGGACAACAATTCCGTCATTTTAAAGTTTGAAGATGGAACGGAAACAAAATGGGTTGCGGAATGGTGCGAAATCATCACAAAGGTTGAAGATAAAAAACCGAAACGACCGGATCTTTCCTTCTTCACACAACATCAATTCAAAACGATTGATGAATTTGAAAGGTTTTGCGAAAATGCGACGGATGATCAAGCGCGACAAATTGAAAACGCAATTGTCAATCTTCCGGGATTGATCGCGATCGCGGAAATGTTTTTCGACGGACATCCGAACCCAAATTCGATTCCGTTTGATATTTGTTTAAAAACCTTAAATTCAATCGCAAATGAACGACGTGTGGATGATCAATCAAAGGATCAATAAATTGGTTCCAATCGCCAAAAAACAAATCGATGAAGGCGATTTCAGAAATGCACAAGAAACGACGGAAATCATACAAAGATTGACACAATGGCGTCGTGAAATTATGATCAAGAAAAATCAACAAAGATTGATCGAATCACAAGCCGGGTTGAATGATGCAGTCAAAAAAGTACAAAACGCGGTTATTGGCGCAACGTATGCGGTCAATAAATTTGTTGAAGGTGTTTCCGCGTTCGCCAATTGTTTAACGCCAAAAAATCAAATGTATGGCACAAGAAAATAAGAAGCCGGAAAAAAAAGACATCAAAGACGGTTTCATCATCAAAGCGGATTTCATTCGCGAAACAAAAGATTCGTTGTTTTTAGATTGTGAAGGCGATTTGGAATGGTTCCCGAAATCGGAAGTCAATTTCGATCGTGAAAAACAAGAATTGGAATGTCCGCGTTGGTTACTTCAAAAGTAATTCCCAAATGAAAAATTTTAAATGGAAGGATCTTTCGCTGGACGCAAAAGACGCGATCTTGAATTTGATCGTTTTCGTCTTGTCGATTGGTTTATTGTTAATCTTGAAAAAATATTTGTATGCACCCAATTAAATTTGAAGGCGCGAACATCGATTTGGCAAAGCCGGACGATATGACGGACGAACAATGTTTCAGTTTGCCCGCCGAAAAAAACATCGATTCACAAGGGTTTCCGTATTTCTTGACGGCGTGGATGCCGAACAAAGAAGATTTGGAAGCGTTAAACGCCGGACGACCGTTGTTTTTGAAAGTTATTGGACAAGGACATCCGCCGGTTGCATTGTTCACCGTGGATGATCAAGGTGAAGGAAATTTTTAATTTATGAAATTTTCAATCTTGATCCTTGGAATTGTTCTTTTGATCTTGGTGATCAAATATTGGACAAATGTTGTGAAGATTTGGAAATCGATCCGTTCGGTTTTCAAAGTTGAATTGCCAAAGTGTCACGTTTGCGGAAAGGACACCGAATTGGAATTCGTTTGTGAAATATGTGATCAATTTTATTGTGATGATTGTTCCGCGACATTCACCATTCACAATCAAATTGATTTTAATTGTTGCGAAATTTGCGAAAGTGATCTAAAAAATTATGAGTAAAAAGAAACGCCCGGTTCGCGTGACGTCAAAACGTTGGAACCAAAACAAACAAGAAGATTTGATCTTTGAAGGAATGTTTCATTGTTGGGGCAATGAAGCGGTTGACGGCGGTGATGCCGGATTTGGAAATTTCACCGTTGCCGTTGTTGAAGATCCGGACGGACAAGTCCACACCGTGAATCCAAATCACGTCAAGTTTTTGGACAAATAAAAACAATTTAAAATTTTAAAAATGGCGAAAGAAGGTCAAAAAAATGATGAAGCCGGGACACCGATGATCCCGGTTGATCCGCAAACAATTGAGGTTGCGAAATCAAAAAAAAGAATGGAAGCATTGACACGAAATGTTTTTGAATCGATCGGAAAAACGGCGGATGAAGTTGAAGGCGATTTCACGATTTACGAAATAATGGATGTTTTGTTGCGTGTTTCACATTCTTACAACAAACGATTTTTGGAAGATCAACACAAAAAGATCGAAAAAAATGAAGGTTAAAACGTATGTGATCACCGTGTCACAATTTTTCCCAACCGATCATCAAAAGAAGGGACAACCAACCGGTTTCGTTTCTTCAATTGGACACAAAGTGAAGATCCACACGATCCGTCAAAACTTTAAACTTTGGGAAAAACGAATTGAACAAGTGATGGAAGGAAACGCCGTTCTTTCCTTGCGGTTTTGGAGTGGGAAACCGTATCAATCGAAACAAGTTGAATTCTTTCGATTGACGAAATCCGACGGCGTTGGAATAGAAAAATTTCAAATGACAACGGAAGGTTTTTTGATCAACAACGTCGATCACAAAATCAAGTTTGAAACCTTGGCGAAAAACGACGGTTTGACATTTGAAGATTTCAAAGATTGGTTTAAAAAAGTGAAACCGAATTCCGAACCGATGGCGATCATTCATTTCACGAATTATCGATATTCAAACGAAATCGACGTGATCGATCCGGAAATCATAAAACATCAATAAGATGAAAAAGAACATTTATAATTGCCAAAAATGTGGCGGAAAGATCCACACCGGAAATCGTGATCAAGGCGTCACACCGATGATGATCGGTTGTCGAACGGATGGATGTGATGGATCCGCGATGTCGTCGATGTATATGGTTGACCAAAACATCGAACCGGAATTGATCTTCATCAAACCGAAAGATGAAAAAGAATGGAACGCAATTCGCGACCAAGGACGTCAAGACATTGTGAAGATGTTTCCCAACAAGAAGGAATCGAAAATCAACAAGATGTTGGATCGATTGATGAACGCGATTCGCGAACACGTTTCCAAAGGCGGAATCGTTGAATTGCCAAAAGATGTTGTGGCGGGATTGTAAATTCCTATATTTGCAAAAGCCATAATTTAAAACACCCGGATTCGATCCCGAAAGGACGTTTCCGGGTTTTTTTTATAAATTTGTCAAATAATCGTGGAAACAATGAGAAAAAAAACAATAAATATTCCGATCTATGGCGGAAAATTGACAATCGTGATCGACAAGGATTTGTCTTGGGTTGAAAAGAAATTCAAAACACCTTCACTTGAAAACTATGGCGCAATAACATTGAAAGATGAAACGCGTTATCGAAATTACGTTGTCGCCTTTGAATATTCAACCGGAAGCATCATCGCACACGAAACGGTTCATTTGGTGAATTATATTTTCAAGGATTGCGGAATTCACCTTGATCGTGAAAACGACGAACCGCAAGCGTATTTGACCGGATGGTTGTTTGAACAAATTGATGAATTTATAAATCCTAAAAATTGACACTATGGACATTTTATTGATCGACGAAAGAATTTCCAAAATGGAAACCGTCAAATCGAATTTATTGAAGCTAAAAAAAGAACATCGCCAAACCACATTGCAAGAAGTCAACGCGATCATTTCAAGATTGAAGAAATGGAAACAAGAATTGACAGAAAAAGCCAAAACGGAAGGCAAAAAGAACAAACGGGAATTGATTCCGGGATGATCCGGGAAAGGTTTTGAACAATGTCAAAATCGACGGGATCGAAACAAATTTGTTTTAATCGTTATAAATCAACAAGTTACGACAATAAAACGAAAGGCAAAATCGGGAAAATTGAACAACTTTAACAGATAACGAAAAAAAATCGTCAACTTTGTGTTCGTTTATCGATGAAAAAGCGCGCCCGCAAGACGTTTGAAATCAATCGTTTCCGGCGCGTTTACGATTAAAATATTAACATTCAAAAAGGGAAATTGAAATGGCAAAAAAACCAACATTGAAGAAATTCAAAGAAGCGGTCGAACAATACGGCGGATGTATTTCCGATATTGCCAAAGCGATGAAGGTGTCGCGCGGAACCGTTCACAATTGGATCAATGGTGATCCGGAATTCAAAAATGAAATCGAAAAAGGAAATGACGTTCTTTTGGATCTTGCAAAATCCGCGTTGAAATCGTTATTGGAAAACAAATCCGAACGCGCCGTTTTATACACATTGGATCGCCTTGGTCGCAAAGAAGGATTCGGACAATTTATCCAAATACAAGACAAATCGAAATTGGATGAACAATTGGATGAAATGTCAAATGATGAAATATTGGCGGAAATGGAACGATCACGTCAAAGAATAGCGAAAGCCAATGGAAAGGGATGATTTAATCGCCGAATATAAGAAGTTGAAAAAACTTCAATCGAAATTGGCAAAACGACATTTGTCACAATTCGCAACGTATGTGAACCCGGAAATCGAAATCCAATGGTTTCAAAAAATCGTTTATGATGTTTTGGATGAATGGATCGCCGGAAAGCGAAAGAAAGTCGCAATCTTTATGCCACCGCAACACGGGAAATCGTCGATGTCATCGATCAACACGCCCGCGAAAATCCTTGGAATGAATCCGAAAGCGAAAATCGTTGTTGCGTCTTATTCGGACAAGTTGGCGTCAAAGTTTAACCGTGGCGCGCAAGACATCATCGATTCGTATGAATTCAAATCCATTTATCCAAATGTCGTTCTTCCGGCAAAAGGTATTGAAACGACAAATGAATTGCGCAACAATACTTATTTCGAGATCGTAAAACACAAAGGATTTTTCAAAGCCGTTTCGATTGGCGGATCCTTGACCGGTGATCCGATTGACTTTGGAATCATCGATGATCCAATCAAAGATCGTAAACAAGCGAATTCAAAAACATACCGGGACAATTTGTGGGATTGGTACAACGACGTTTTCAAAACGCGTTTGCACAACGATTCAAGGCAATTGATGTTGTTCACCCGTTGGCACGAAGACGATTTGGCGGGACGATTATTCAATCCAAAATCGGAATTTTACGACGCGGATGAAGCGTCGGAATGGACGGTGATCATTTTCCAAGCATTGAAGGAAGAAAAATTGCCATTTGATCACGTCGCGATGAAATACGATGATCCACGTGAAATTGGTGACGCGTTGTGGGAACAAAAACATTCCAAGGAAAAACACGAAAAAACAAAAAAGACAAGTCCAACAACTTTCGCATCATTAAACCAACAACGACCGTCGCCGTCGAAAGGAAACAAATTGAAGCGCGAATGGTTCCAAGTGATCAAACCGTCGGAATTGCCATTCAATCCATTGGCGGTTCGGAAGGATTTTTGGATCGATGGCGCGTTCACCAAGGAATCGGAAAACGATGAATCCGCGCAAATGTCGTGTTCGTTTTATCGTGGGAATCTTTACATTTTCAACGTCACGGGCGTTCGGAAGGAATTGAAAGAATATTTGGATTTCGTCGTTCCTTGGTTACGTCAAAACGGTTACAAACCAACATCGTCGGTTTGGATCGAAATGAAGGCGTCCGGGTACGGATTTTATTCGATGTTGAAGTCACAAGAATATGGATCATTCAATTGTCGAAAGATCAATTCAAAGGTTGTTTCATACGGTAAATTGACAAGGGCGGAAGGCGTTCAACCAACGATGGGATCGATGAAAGTGTTTTTGGTTGCGGGCGGATGGAATGAAGCGTTCATCGATCAATGTTGTAATTTTCCGAATGACACACACGATGATATGTTGGATTTATTGTGTTATGCGATTTACGAATATTTCATCAACGACGACGATGTCGATGTTTCGTATAGTTAATAATTAAAATCAAGATAAAATGAAAAAACAAAAATTCGTTTATGAAGCGACCGTCTTGGAAGTCCACGACGGCGACACGATCAAAGTTGAAATCGATTTGGGATTCCAAATGAAGTTCACGGACAAAATTCGTTTTTACGGGATCAATGCACCGGAATTGAAGATCCGAAATGACAAAAACAAATTGGTCGAAAATCCGGAAGGAACCAAGACGTTGAATGTTGTGAAAGATTATTTGAAACCGGGAACGGTGATCGTGATCGAAACAATGAAAGACAAGAAAGAAAAATTCGGTCGATACCTTGCAAAAGTCCACGTGATCGCCAAAGATGGATCCCAATTTTGTTTGAATGAAATGTTGTTGGAAAACAAATTGGCGGTTCCGATGAAGTATTGATCAAAAAAAATCATTAAGTTTGTCACCTATTGTTTAACCATTTAAACTTTCACATTATGAAAAAAGTTTTGTTCACAATCGCAATTGCCGTGTCGATGTCGTTTGTTTGTTCCGGTTATTCGGAAACCAACGCACCGATCAAAGATCAAAAAAAAACATTCGTCCACGCGACAAATTTTCCCTAAACGGTACAACGACGCCGTTGTCGTTGAATTCAATCAATACATTGTCGATGACTTTGAATTGGTATTGATCCCGAAACCGGGTTTCAAATCAACGATGATCAAAAGATCGATCGAAAGAAAATCAAAAACACCAATTCCGGGACTTTAAATCCTTGAATAAACATCAAAAGAAACCACGTCATTGGCGTGGTTTTTCTATTTTTGGAAAAAACAAATTTTTTTGTTATAAATTTGCAAAGACTTCAAAGGG